TCCACTACCAGAAGATATATTTCCAGTGGGTATTCTCTTTTTTATTCCTAACCTATTTCTAATTGCACTTGCATTTAAGATTGTGTTACTTACTGCATTAGCATTTTTTTCTTTAGATTTTTGTGTCGTTCCTTTTTTAGGAATAGATTTAATTCCCTTACCCATTTTATTTAATTCTGAATGGACTTTAACACTGTCGTCATTTAACGATTTTACTCTTGGATTTCCACACATATTAACTAGTAGGGAAATTTAGACCACTACCACCAGATAAAGGTATTCTTAACGAACCTCTACCAACTCTTTTTCTGCTGTAGTTTGATGCTACTGTAGTATCTCTTGACGCATCTGTACTTGCTTCAGTTGGTGCTTTTTGCTTTGTAGTAGCATTAGACACTGAAGGTGTAGCAGGTGGCAATATTACTGGAGCAGGTGGTGGACTAGGTGCTTTAGGCATACACATAATTAACTCTCCTCTTGTATTTGTTTTTCTTTGATTAAATGATTGACGACACTTCTTTGTCCTGACTTAAACCAAACTTGTTTTTCATTATCTTCAATGTTTGGACATTTATCAGGGAATAATTCGTCTAAGTATTCAATGACTTCTTTACTTATTATTGGCTTCTTTATCATTAGATACTCCTAAAGTGTCACCTAGTTCATGTCTTTTGCTTGTTATCTGTCCTGCGATTGCAGAATAACCAGTCATATCAACAAAATCATCAAGGTTAAACGCACCACCCTGACTTCTAGCTATCTTCAATAAAACCATTAGATTTGCCACATCTTCAGGTAAAATGTTAATAGCTAACTTAGTTTTGTTCTGTAGAAAACCACTCCATAGCCTAGCTATATTCTCGTGATTATCTACAATGTCTCCGTTCTGTTTAGCCCTATCTGAACTAACTAGCTTTTTTACTTTGTCTAGTATCTCTGTACTTAGCATATTCATAACTCCATAATTTAGGTTTATTTGTTTTAAGATTGTATTCACCATCTCTTAGTATTCTTGCAAGTCTGCTTTGATGGTAAGCATCATCAACTGTATATTTGTTACGTTGATATTCTTCTATTACTGCTTTCCAGTTTTCATCTAGTGTTTTCTTATTATCTAGAAGTCTACTGGCTTTAACATGACCTACACCAACACAACCTTTATATCCATCAGTCTGGTCACCTGTTAAAACTTGTGTGCAAAAATTATAATCTGCTAAGTTCTCGTCAACTTTTTCAATTTGATTATCAATCATAGAACAATGAAACGCAGGTATTGTTCTCATATCTTTATCACCAGATATAATTATTGATTTATTTTTATACTCACCTGTAGCTAATATCCCTATTGTGTCATCAGCTTCTAGGTTTTTATAAACTTCACTTCTATAAGTTTTAATAACCCATTCTCTTAATGCTTTATAACAAACAGGTTTTCTAATTTTCTTTCTATTAGATTTATAATCACTATCTATTAGTTTTCTAAAATTAATACTATCACTCCATACATTTATATATGAATTAGAATTTGTAAGGTTCATATAATACTCTAAGGCTTGTGCATATAATTGCTTAGCTACCCCAAAGTCACAGTGTAATGTCCATTGGTCATTTCCCCAGTCAATAGGTTCTTCTAATTTAGAAGTAATCTTGTAGGCTAGTAAGTCAGCATCAACTAACATAGTTGTTTGCTTGTCATCTAGGAAACTGTGTATTGTATGTCCATTCTTTTTTTCTTTGTGTCGTCTAGCTTTATTTGAACTGTGTAATTCAAAGTGTGCGTCTGTCAACTCCGTCATAGTTTAATCTCCTTTAGTTTTAATATGTTTGATTTTGGTATTACTGTTGAGTTACCACCCTCATTGATTGTTCCGTCTTCATTGAAGTTAATGTCACCAATGAAAACGTAAGTGTTTTTATTTGTTGATAACAACCAACCCATTGTTATGCACACTGCTGTCTTTGATTTTTTTAGTTGTGGAATTGTTTCCCAATTAGGACTTGAAATAATATCACTCCACCAGACTTTATAAAATTTGTATGGAAAATCTTCTGTATCAATATCTGGTAAGATAATTTTAGTTTTTAATAATTTTTTCATTTTTTAATAAGGTTAAATAATCTCCTAAGTAGGTAGCTTCGTAAGATTGATATGAGGGTATAAATAATACCGATATTGGTTGCTTGACTTAAAGTTGGGTAGAAACCAAACAGTGGAAAAATAAGTATGTTTGCAATTATAGAAATAAAAAAGCCTATAAAAACATTTGTTAAACTTTCAATGAAACTAAATAATTTACTCTGCATTAGATTACTAAATTAAGTAATTCACATTTAGGAATGATGTGACCTTTAGAAGTCCACCTATCTCCACCTGCTTTGATGGGAAATTTCTTCATTAATTTTTTAAGTATTTTTGTGGGTATCAAAACCCAAATGTCTTTTTTCCTACCTTCAACAACAAAACATATTGCGTAATACGGAGAAGCAGAAACCATTATACCAGAAGGCTTTCCTCTACTTTCTATCTCTAAAAAGAAGTTGCCTGTTCGTACAGTTAGCCTATCTGCCTTACATTCTATCTTACCTTCTACAGCTACTTGAAGTTCGTTTTCTTTACTCTGACCAAACTTTAGGTCAAGGTCAAACTTGTTAGTGTGTTTCACTCCAGTTGCTTCCAACCTTCATTGCACCGTCTAACTGACATTTAAAATTAAAATGGTCTTGTGTTTTCTTAAACATACCTTGTGCTATTTCTTTAAATTTTTCTAGTCTCTCAGGTTTTACTATAAACTGCATTTCATCATGGACATGTAAGACCATTGCATAGTCATCACCCCAATTAAAACCATTCTTATGTAAGTCTTCGTTCAATATGGTTGTTCCTACTTTTACAAGCAAAGCACCTGCTGACTGAATTAAAGTATTCAAAACTGAATGTTCTGCTCTAGGAATAAGTAATCGCCCATCTATACCTTTTACATAACCTACAAGTCTGAACTTATGTTTAGCTGTATTAGTTAAAGTTTTTAATGCAGGTAATGATGCTTCAAATCGTTGTCTTATTCTTTTGGCTTCGTTAATATCGACTTTAAGGATTTCAGCGAGTTTCTCATTTCCACACCCATAAATGAGAGCATAAATAAAAGTTTTAGCTTTATCACGAGTGGGTAATCCTGTGGCTTTTTGATTGATGGTATGAATATCATCTTCCAAAAGTTTCTGTGAAAAATCTCCGTTGTCATAAATATGCAAATAATGAGCCAACACACGCAACTCCAAACCAGAAAAGTCAATGCCACACATAACCATACTGGAAGGAGCAGTAAATAAGGAACGAAATTCTTTACCAAATGGAGAACCACTGTTGACACACTGTGCAAGATTTGGGTGATGATGCGTACACCTGCCTGACAATGCACCATTAGTAATGACTTTTCCATAGATTTTTCCTTTATAATTTAATTTAAGATATGCTTGTTCCCCATCAGCTAACTGTCCTAATCTTTTACTTATCATAAGATATTCTGCTAGAAGGGTAGCTTCAGGATATGGAAGTGCTTTCAATATTTTTTCGTTCACTTCTGGTTTTCCTGTTGCTGTAAATGATGTAGGTGACCACCCTAGTATTTTTTGTAACCTGTCTGCGATATGGTCTCTACTATTTGGATTGAATATTTCAGTTTTGAATTGTTCAACAGGAACTCCTGCTTTTATTCCTCTTTTAATATTGTCTCTTTTATAAGTTTTAAAACCTGTAGACTTCTTCCATTCAGAAAAGACTAAAGATAGCTTGTCACTAATCTCCAATCTTTTCTTTGTAAGGATTGAATGTAGGGTCTCAGCAGACCTCTCGTCAAAATCAATTCCTTGTTCTTCTTGTTTTTGTATCCAATAAGCAAACTTATGTTCTAAAGTAATTGCATCTTCAGAATAATTAGTTCTTATAATTTCTTTAAATAATAAATCTGTTACCTCTACATCACGTTGGCAATACTCCAACATATCTTGATTGTATTCATCAAATGTAGAATGTTCTTGGTAATCGCCTTTTCTTAAACCTAATCTATAACCCCAACTTTCAAGAGAATGTCTTCCATAAAGTTTAGGTGGCATTTGTTTAAATTTGTAATCAAGTTCAAGTCTATTAGTCCATATAAGTCTTGAACAAAGTAACGTATCAAATGCTTTACCTTTAAAATCATAGTTTAATACTTTCTTTAATACTCTTATATCAAAGCCAGTTATGTTGTGTCCTATAAGAACTTCAGCTTTGTTTAGTAACTCTAGTGCATCATTAATAGTATTAGGATTATATGAATAGACTTCACCAGTCTCTATATCCTTGCAAACTATACAATGAATTACTAAATCTTTTTTATCT